ATGAGTAAACAATGTGCAAAGTGCGGAGGTAAAATTGGCTTAACTTCATATAAAATCAAAGATAAACAAATTGTTTGCGGCAATTGTATGAAAAAAGCTGGTTACGGTATGACTACTCCTTATAAAATAATAAGATCTTTGAATTTAGAAGATTTAGATAAGGGTCCATCAGAAAAAAGAAAATTAAACATATCTGATTATACTACACAAAACAATCATGATATAGGTAATGATAGAATGAGAACTACTGAAGAGATGGTAGAATTTTGTCTTAAATACGGCTATGGTAAAGGAATGACTAAAAAATGGACAACTCATCATTTTAACTTAATATCAGATCAACTTAACAGTGACGAATACGTAATCTTCTGCTTTGTAGGATTGCATAACTATATCTCGTCAACTAAGCATGACAATAATTATGCATACGCATTAACTAATAAACGTTTAATTGTAGCTCAACAAAAAATGATAGGCAATAATGTACAAAGTATTATATTAGACAATTTAACTAATATTAGTAAAAAAAGAGGAATACTGTTGGGTACATTAACTATTGATACTCTTGGTAAAGTATTGAATGTTGCAGTTGATAAAGATACTGTTGATAGGATAAGTGATTCTTTAAACGAAATTATTTATAATTTAAAAAGAAGAAATATTTCTGCTACAAATTCCAATACATCAACAATTTCCTCAGCTTCAGAAATAAGAAAATATAAAGAACTATTGGATGACGGAATCATTACAGAAGAAGAATTTAATAAAAAGAAACAAGAATTATTAGATTTATAATATCTATCAAAAAAGATGAGCATTTAATTTAGCTCATCTTTTTCTATTTACAATACAAACATTTGTTCGTATACTCTTTTTGAGGTGAACATTATGTTGATGGAAGGAAAAACACAATTATGGTTTAAATTTGATCCTTCGAATAGATTTGTCAAAGATTTTTATAAGGTGTGGGATTCAGAAGTTTTCTTTTTAGCAATCGAAGACAGTTTATTAATCAATCTTTACTATTCTAATAAAAACTACTTTAAAATCCCTGCTGCGAAAACGAGAATGAAGAAGGATGTATACTTTTTGTTTGATGTGGTGACTGACGTGCCAGACGCACGAAGCGATCATCGACGTTATGACTATTTGAAGTATACTTTCGTTGATCCAGAAAGGTATAAAGATTAAAGTAGGCTACCTAAAAAGGTAGCCCGGAACGGATTTTATCACCATACTTATGAAAGGAGATATTTTTTAAGTTAGTATTAAGATTGTGTAATATGATGATATCTATATTTTATAGTATCAGTGCTATAAAATCAAAAATAAGTCACTAATTAACTATCACTCCAATTATAAGTCTTTTTCCCATTATTTTTTACAGTTATATGGTATGCTTTTAATGGCTTCAAATATAAAAGAGTTTAAAGCATAACACACTTATGGGGGAGTGGTTTTTGGGGAACGCTTTAAACTCTTCTTTATTATTATCTCACAATTTAACCCAAATGTCTTTCTATTTAAAAATCAAAGTAAAACTTTTCAAATATACAGAAGTATAACTATGTGAAACATCCTTTCATTAATCCATAAAAGAATACATAAAAAAGCCACTCATTTGAGTGGCAATGGAGAAAAGCTTTAGCTTGTATAATACTCTTCAAAAAATTCTAACACAGCACGATTCAATTGGCTACATTAATGTACCCTGTAGGACTCGAACCTACGACCGGACGGTTATGAGCCGTCTGCTCTAACCAACTGAGCTAAAGGTACGAGAAGCCATCACAACTACTGCAAATCTAAAGAATGGATGTAGAAGGGTACTTCATTCTTTATGCTGTAATGGCTAATTTATTATTGCACAATTGCCAGTAGAAAACTATCCAAAATTGAGCAATTTTTGCATTTCATAAAATTTTTCCTTTTATATAATGTTTACGTTTGCTATGATTAATTAGTAAAAAAATAAAAGTGAGGTTTATAAGTGAAAAAAATGAAAAGAATCTTTTGGATGGGTACATTGGCAAAAGTAAGTTGCTTTCCACAACAGGCATGACCGATTTTTGTTTAAAATACTATGTTTTTAATGTAATTATCAATACTAGTTTTTAATTCCCACAATAAAAATATTTATTTATCAGACTAAATATCATCTTTATTTTATCTACAACTATTTTTAGAAAATAACGCACAATCTACTTTTCTACATTCTTCACGAAATAAGACGAAAATAGCTTAAAGATACATTTTTATCAATTAACTGCAAGATTTTATAAATTTTCCAGCTGAATAGAAGACAGCCATCTTATTTATACTATAATATTTTAGGAGACTCATTATGTTGTCACGCTTCTTATCAAGAAAAAAATACTTTTTTATATTATTTATTTTTTTAATCACCTTTTTTTTAGTATTTGCTTTAAATCATATGACTCACTATGTTTCAGATGATTACACTTATCGCTTTGTTTATAAGTCTGCTATGCCAGCCGATCCTCTTGAAAAAATCAATGGATTTAGAAGTATAATTAGATCACAAGTATCTCACTACAATATTTGGAATGGAAGATTCGTAGCTCATTCAATCGTTCAATTTTTCATGCAATACAATAAATTTATCTTTAATATTTTTAATAGTATTGCTTTCCTATCTCTTGGACTAATTATCTACTTGATAATAAATACAACAAAAAATGTACGTAACAGTATTAAAATGTTTTTACTAATTTTTTTGTCGCTTTGGCTGTTTATACCTGAATTTGGCAAAAGTGTTTTATGGCTCTCCGGCTCTGGAAATTATCTATGGATGGGCATCATTTATTCTTCATTTTTACTATTTAATTTACAAAATTTTCAAACCAATCTTTTTACAATTTCTACCTCTATCGTTCTTGGTTTTCTATCTGGTGCAACAAATGAAAATTCTGGACCAGCAACTACGTTAATTATTGTATTATTAATAATATGGAAATATATAGAACGTAAGTCATACGATATTTGGAGATTACTGGGAGTTGTTAGTTCTGGAGTAGGTTTTATAATAATGATGAAATCTCCAGGGTCACAAAAAAGGGGAGTTCTTGATTTAAGCTTTAATTTGCTTAAAGATCATGCTATATCGATTTATTCAATGAGTATAAGTCATTTTTTCTTCGCATATTTAATTGCGTTATTATTGATATTTATTCTTATATATCAGAAAAAAATTACTAAATCTGATGTTATATTTACTGGAATACTTTTTATTGGCCATATTGCTGGAATATTTAGTTTAATAATGTCGCCTTCTGCACCTCTAAGAACTTTTTTTGGTCCAGCGATTTTTATGATCATAATAATTGCCTATCTCTTTAATAGTATCTATAACTATACTAAATTTAGAAACTATCTATTATGCGTGCTAGCATTAGTTACATTTGTCACATACATTTACGGATTTAGTGACATACTTAAAAATTACAAAGAAGTCAATATTCAAATTGAAACGATAAATAAATCTGCTAGTAATTCTGACGTTAGTTTACATCTTCTAACACCTTCTCACACTTTGATAAGTCCATACAATGGCACTGCCTATTTAACAACCGATAAAAACTCTTGGTTTAACTCATGGATGGCAAACTATTACGGAATGCATTCAATAACTGGAATAAAGTAAAAATGTATAATTAAAATATATACATTAAGAAAGCGAGAGTAAAAATTAAAATTTTTCCACGATCAACATAAGTTGTAAAGATTTTAAAGCTGATTTTGTATAAAAACTTTTTTCGTTCTATGTACCACCCCTCTCGTGCAAGAGAGGGGATATTTTTTAGTATGATAGTACTTGACCTGGATAAATCATATTAGGATTTGATAAGCTATTGCGCTGTGCCAATGCTTGATACGTTGTACCTAGCTTGACTGCAATTGAAGAAAGGTTATCACCATATTGAACCGTATATGTTTTAGTCGTACTTACTGCACCGCTTACTTTCAACGCCTGCCCAGCATAAATCATGTTAGGATTGCTCAATCCATTTAGTGATGCTAATATTTGATACGTCGTTCCATATTTCGTAGCAATCGAAGATAGCGTTTCGCCGTATTGGACGACATGATTTTTGCTAACAACTGTTGATTTGTCTGGAACAGTTGTAGAATCTGGCAAGATTTCTACATTTGATTTATCAATCCAAGATAAAATATTTGCAAGTAAAACTTTGTTGCCATTTATCTGTTGAACCTTGTAGCTTTCTCCTTTTACCCATTGTGGGATTGCTTCTCCAGTTGCCCAGTTTTTCGCTGAAAAATTCACTTTCACAGTGTCGCCCACTTTAATTTCTGATTTTGGCGTATCATTAGCTTCTTCCCCTGCATCCGTTGCTGGAGTATCTGTTGCTGGTTTATCTGAACCTGTATAACCATTGTCTGTAATGCCAGTTAAATCGATATTACCATCTAATCCACCAGCAATATAAGTTGAGGTAAATTGATAGATACCGATACCGTCCAGCGATGGAAAAATATTCCAGTTAGGAGTTGGCGTTACATTATAATCAGGATAAGCAGAGATCCATAGCGAATCTGGAAACTCTTTGATTACTTGCTGATAATAAGCATTAGCTAATAAAAACGGCTTTCCTGAATAAAGCATTGGAGTATAGCCTGCTGCTTTAATTCGACGCATACCATAAAGAATGGCATTCGTATTTGCTTGTTTATTAGAAGATGCCCCACCCTCGAAATCAATCGCTACAATTGAACCTTTAGGCGTTTGAATCTTTGGCAAGAAATAATCCATCGTTTGTTTAGCAATTGCTGGAGAACCCCACACATCCCACCAAATATAGGTATGCGCTCGTTTGCCTTGCGCAATTGCAGAAGCAACTTGCGTGGAGTAGGTCCATTGGTCATATAAACCAGCTCCGTTATAACCACCAATTTGTGCAATAGCAAATTTATCATGAGCGTACCCAAATCTTCCGTTCTCCCCTTGATAAATCGACCAATCCACACCCTGATCATTTTTTGCAGCAAATCCATTAATTGGCAATAAAAAAAGAGCCGTTAATAGGCTCATCGCAGTAATAGTCATTTTCTTTTTCATTTGTTTCCTCCTATTTTTTCAAATTATAAGCCGACACACCAGTGATAACACCTAAAAATGTTGCTACTGCATTGATAGTCAGCACTATCATATCTGTTCCATTCCATCCATACGCTTTCCCTAACATGGCTACTAAAGCAGATGCAGCTGGCAATACTGTTAAAACTGTCCATTTAATGACTTGATAATACTTATCGGGTAAAATCATTTCTTCTTAACTCCTTTCTTTTTTACCGAGATCTTTCTCTAAATAAAGTTTTAATTTGTTGTGTGTGTTCTACCAATTTTTCTGCATGTGTATCTAATCTTTCATCGTGTTTCTTTAGTTCTTCATGAATCATCAATCGATCTGATTTGCTCGATTCTAAATCTTTAGTCAGCAAATCTAAATTGTGACTTACTTTTGAAAGAGTTTCAGTAATCTTCGAGAAAGATGCAGTGACTGGTCTTATTACTAATAAAATCAAAGAAACAATCGCAGTGATTGATCCTGCGATTGTTCCCCATTCTCCTAAATTAATCATGTGACAACTCCTTGAATCAAAATAAAAAGCACATCAATTAAGATGCGCTCTCTTCTTTGCTAATGATTTTATCTGCTTCTTCGTCTGTAATGCATAGTGGAACGAATAGTCGAACTTGATCGTCAGTAAAACAGCCCCAATCATACATCATTTTCACATCGCTAAAACTAAACATACTACTCACCTCCCTTTAAAGCTGGATTTAGTTGCTCTTTAATTTCTGCAATATCCTTGCTGTTTTGAAGCGAAGCAAGCATCATTTTTGAATTGATTTGTGCTAAACTATCCGCTTTTTCTTTCAATGCAGTATTTTCCTGTTTAATTGCTACATTGTTTAGCATGAGTTTGGCGTTGAGCTGTTTTAAATCGCCGTTCTCATTTTCTAACGACTCATACATCGCTTTGAGATTGTTTAAATCGTTGTGATCTAGTACATTCACTAAAACAATCCATTGATTCATTTTAGGATCAAACATCTGATCAGCGATTGTTAACGGTTCGCCATCAGCACGGAATCCTTCGAGCGGTGGCTGATCCGTGTAAGGAACGGATATAAGCATGTCGTCCAATACTTTTCCTGCGTACTCTCCGCCAGTACGTCCATATTTCCAAATGTTTTTCATTTATTTCACTCCTTTAATCTAAGATTCTATTTCCATAATGTGCAGCGTGTTTATTTGAGAAAAATCTAACTTCTTACCATCCTGAGTTTCAAAAGTGATATTGAAGTACTCTCCTTTTTTCAACGCGAAAATTCTACTAAAGTGAAGCCCATGCTTCCATTGCAATGCAGTTCCATTTATACCAACACCCCCTGCGAAACCAATAGAACTAGTTTGAGCATCGTCTTTATAAAAAGTAATATAACCATACTGGCCAGCTGTTGATCCGCCAAACTGATATCTAACTAACCCTTCTACTAACAAAGTACAGTCTCGATTAGCTGTGGCTTGCCAATTTCCAGAATTCCAAGTCAACGGATTCTCTTTCATGGATCGATTCAATTTTGCTCCAATAGTGGTTGCTACTGGTCCAATAATTAACCGAGCTTTATTAGAAATACTAGTTTGTTCAGTTCCTGTTGAATGCCACGCTTCATAAGGCAACGGTTTTTCTTCTACCAGTACATTTTTCCCATTAACTAGAGGGGTTTCTAAAAAGTTCTTAGTTCCATCTACAGATTGTGGCTCAGTTAAGCTCACAGAATCACTCAAACCTTTTTCAGCATATTCAGGCGTGATGTCCCAGCTGTAATCATTGGGATTGTTGCTGTCTTTCAATCCTTCACCAAAGTATTTAAACTGACTAATATTCGGGGTTCGTGTGTCGCCTTTTTCTAGTTTTGCCCATTCAATATTTACTGTTCCTTTCGTCGATTGTGGCGCTTGAAATACATTCAATGCATTTGCACTACCATCAATGTGACTTTGTGTTATTTCGAAAGTAAGTTGCCATACGTCTGCCAAACCTTCTACAGGAACCATATTACCGACAGGTAAAGATCCAGCTCGTAAATAAATTCCAAACGTCTGTGTAGATGGTTTGCTCGCCTTCATTGTAAAAGTATACTTTTGTCCCTGTACGTATGGTTCATTAGGAGTAAAATTAGCCGCCATATATTCTGTAGTATTAATTGGGAAAGAAGCTGGTTTAAGAATATTCTCTCCCAGTGGAATCTTACTCAAATAATATGGCGCATCGAGTAAATTTGGCTGATATGGTGTAGCTGTATCACTTGTTGAGTTCACTTTCTCAATCTTAATATCATAACCAATACTAATTTTACCAGTAGCTGTAGCAGCTTCCCATACTTGCATATATGGTGAATGGTCACCATCTGGAAAATTTGAAGGTACTGTGAAAGCTATACTATACCGATACCACTTGTTGCGACAATTTTCATCTGGTCTAATAATCCCTAGACGATTGACTACACCGTCAACAGTTACATTATATGGGTGTATAGAAATATTAGAAATATTGGTATCGAAATCGCTATTAATAAGTAGTGGTACAGAAGCTATATAGGTTTTCCCCTTTTCAAGTCTACCTAATTTAGGTACATATACATTTCTTGAAGTTCCTACTGCTGCCGGGTCTGTATTATCTATTGTGAAATAACTATCTCTACCTTTTACATAAGCCAAAGGTGGTTGAGATATAATACCATTACCACTTAATTTACTAAAATCTAGGTTAGGCGCTAAGTTAGCTCTTCCAGAATAATCATAGTCCCCGAAGTCGATGCTATTACTGTATATTTTCTTCAACTTGCCGAGATCGCCGATTTGCTGATTGGTTTGATCAATACGATCTTCAAGTATAGTTAGATCATTTTGCGCTGAACTAACATTTTTAGAAACAGCCTCAACCTTTGCTAGTGCCTCATTTACTGCATCTGTTGCTTCTTGTTTGACTCCATCAAGTAATTGTTGAAAGTCTGCAATAAAGTAGTCTGCTTTATCTTGCGCTAGTCCGTCGATTGCTGAACGCTTCATACGGAAGGTGAAGCCTAAGTTATCACTTGTTGATCCGTCTGGATACTCGATGTAAACATAAGCTTCCACCATGCCGTTATAAGCTTTCATTGCTTCCGGCAAGATATACACGACATGCCCATTCAAGAAACTTTCAGTGATGAGGTTTTTCGTGATGAAAGGGATTGGCTCTTTCTTGATTATTCCATCTACTTCGTCATAGATAAACATCAATAAACGCAAGTTAGCGCCTAACAAGTCCGCTGGCTTGCCGTCTTGTTGTTCGACGTTAAACTCTAGCGCTATTTGGTTATCGTATGATTTAAACACAAGGCCCGTTGCTTGTAAATCGTAGTCTTTCGGCTGTGTAGGTACTTTGATAGAGCCTTTTTTAATGACATGCGCCATTATTTCACACCTTCAATCTTAGTTATTTTCACGTCGTTGCTCATTGCGGGATTGGAAACATTGCCGGATGAAATATCTAAAGCTCTGCCGTTTGACATCGTTATCTTTCGCGCTTCGATTGTTAGCTCAAATTCGATGAACGTCACTCCCGCGCCTCCATTCCATAAATTAGCTTTTGTAATTCGCGCATATCTTTGACGTTTCACTTCTTCTACAAAGTCTCCGTCGCCGTCCGTGTAGTGGATACGAAGCGTTTGGTAACGGAAAATATCGTCTGGCAGATTGACTGATTGCCCTTTTCTTAATTCGCCTTCAAAAAGAACAGAAGCAGTGCAAACGCGCCGCCAACCTAACGAGTTATAACCCTCTACCGGTTCGCTGTTATGTGTCATTTTAATGTAAATTTCGCCGCTATAACGAGCAAAAGCGACGATTAATTTTCTCAAATCGTGATCCGCAAATACCATCATTTCAACAAAACTATCATCTTCAATCCCGCCGGGGTTGTCTGCGCCCCATCCGGCTTTGGTTGCGTATTTGCCGGGCGGAATGTCTAAAATGTTCGGATATTTTTGTGGTAGCTTATAATCGCGTAACCAACGCCCACGCGCTTGCATAACTGTTTCTGGTGTAGCAAAGCCCGCGTTGCTTTCAGTAGCTAGGACGTGCGCGTCGTGATCCGAGCCGTCGTAATGGATAGCCGCTTGACGTAATAACCATTTTACGGCTTCTTCGTAACTCATTTTTTCGAAAATATTTGGTTTACTTTGAAAATCTAACATTTAATTGTCCACCACCTTAATAGTTATAAGTGAAGTCTTTCGCGCGCCCCACACCTTTACTAGTCACTTTTCTTGTTGCTGTGTCGACTTCTATTTTATAAAACGCTAATTCATCCGGTGTATCAACTTGGCTAGCTTTCTGAGAGAAGCCGACGTCGCAAAGAATCATTTTTACTGTTCCAAACGTTCCTTCGACTTGCTCGTGCCAATGTCCGCAGAAGTAACCTACTACAACGCCGGCGCCTTTTGTATTCATTGCGAAGGTCTTTGATCCGTCGAACGAACCGTCATTCGGTTGTCCTAATTTAGACCAATCGATAGTTACCGGGCTACCAGATTTAAAGCCTTCTATCAACGTACTAATCATGTTTTCGTTACGAACAGGGAACTTGCTGAGAGTTAAAGGCGTATGCCCTACTAATACTATATGATAGTTTCTCGGCACGTTCACTAACCATTCCCCGAAATCGTTGATTTGCTTAGCGCTGAAAGCTCCCGGTGTTGTATCGCTGTAACCATCCACGTACTTGTCGCCGGTGCCACCTTCGTAAAAATCACAAGTATCAAAACGGTAAATTGCTACGTTTTTATCCGGGAACAACGTACCGCCGTACAAACCGTTCCAATACTCTTCGAAGTCAGCGTTGCATAACATTCCCTTTCGTTTACGCCACGCGGGTTCGAAACAAGCGTCGTGATTCCCTTTGCAGATAATAACCGGTTTCTCTTGCCCTGCTACTGCTGCATTAGTGAAGCGTTTGAGCGTACCTAACATGGAATGTCGCGCGCTCCATTCGTCGATAATGCCTGTATCGCTGCCGAGTGAGCCGAGTCCGCCGTCGATATTGTCAGATCG